CAACGTATCAATCTCCTAAAATTAGTCGGGGAACCGCTTGCTGGATCAATGCTAACGGCTCCCCAACCCGCCTCCCCTGTCCTATCCCCCGACAGGGCGCGGTGGCCTGTGGCCCTACGGGACGGCTTCCACCGAATCAACCTGGATGTCCACCGACACTGCATCGCCGGGCAGCCAGTCCACCTGTAGGGTACCGGTGATCTTCCGTTCCCCTTCCCCAAGGTCGGCGTCCCCCGTCACCTGCGCCAGGTTACCACTGCTGGCCGGACCGGTTGCTCCGATCTTTGCAGACATCCCGTCCCCCGAGGCTGTGATCACCAAATCCCCCGTGGGCACCCAGGAAACCGATCCCTCTTCGAGAGAGGTCTCGTTACCGAATTTGTCGCGTGCCACCAAGTGCACGCTGATGACGCTTGATACTTTGGCTTGCAAGTTTCCTCCTGTCTCAACATCGAACGCCGGTCCCCCGTCTAGGGAAACCAGGAAAGAGATACTCTCCGCCTCCGGGAATTCCGTGAGGTCGGCCAGTATCTCGTCCACCACCTTGCCGATACGTTCAACCTCGTGTGCCAACGGAACTAGACACACGATGATGTCGTCCAGCCTTTCGTCCCCATGCCTGCGAAGATCTTCGATAGCCTCCAAAACCCTCGCTACCCCGCCGAAAAACATTGTGGGCACGTTCATAACCCGCGTACTACCCCCAGTACGTCATCCACCCGATTTGCTGGGATGTCCTCGAGCCGATAGAGGATCAGGCCGATGCCATACTCAACGGCCTCCAAGATGGCCTGCTCACGGTGCACCCCCCTCCCTGCCGCGATGCCCAGAATCATCGCCACCTGCTTTGGGGATGCCTTCGTCTGGGCGGACACCTGTCTACCGATACCCGACAATGGATTTGTCAAGCTGGCCCCTCTGGTCCCTCATACCGCTAGCTTGCGCGGCGGCGTGGGTCTGCGTTTTGCGGATCCTCTCTACCTGAACAGTCCAGCCTTGCTTTCTCATCTGCTCGAAGGCTAAGTCAAGGTTGACTATTGCTGCTCCTCCTCGTCGTACGGTATCGAGAGCAGCAGCCTTTGACAGTGCAATGCGCGCTGACTCGGCTTCTACTACGTAAGAGTTGTAGGGGTGGTCAGCGGACTCAAAAATGTAGTCGGTATGGACGCTAAAGTACAGAGCCATTTTCTTTCTCCTTAGGAGGTTGCCCCGGCACCCCTCTTCCCTCTTACCGAGAACGTCACGTACTCCTTCACGGAGGTGGCGTGATTCATGATGTCCTCGATAATATCGGCGTCCACGCCTCGTTCGAGCGCCCTGGCCCTCACCTTCTGCCCGTTGACGCTCACGTTTACCCCGTTCACCAGAGTGCCGATGAATTCACCGGCGTCGATGGCCTTGATGTCCAGGCGGATGAACGCCTCACACAAATTGGCATTCAGTTCGTCAATAGCCTCCTTGGTGTGCTCCTGACGGATCTTCAGGTCCCACCTCTCGTTCAGCCACGCCTGGACCTCACGGCGGTGCTTGGCGGGGATGTCGTCTAGAGTGGTCGCGTTGCTCCCGTCCAATGCGGGCTTTACCTTCGCCATGCCTTGTCCCCCTTACCCCACCATTGTAGCATACCCATTGGCGGCCTGTCAATAGGCTACCATCGACGGGTCCCTCGAGTAAATGGCTATCCCTTGCGACCCCCCCCAGAATTCACCCTTTGAGCAATCCACCTCCTCGAAGAACGCAAGGACCGTCCCATGGAAGCTGTTGGGAAAGTCGGTTCTAGTCAGGGAGCATAGATGCCCAGGAATGAGATCCACCTCATTGAGCGGGAACACGAATGCGCAGCGGAGGATGGCTCTGTCTATGACAGATCGCATTATTGGGTATGGGTCATGGTAATGTTCAATGACGTTTGAGCAGTATACCACCGGGAAAGTCGGCGGCCTGAAGAGGAGGAGGTCCTCCGCCATGAAGTTGCACTGGGGAAATTGAGACAACGCCACCTCTATCCTGTCTCGGTCGTGGTCCACCCCCCAGGCGGTTGTCAGACCCCGCCTACGGCGTATGGCGTCGGTTCCATCCCCCCCGGAGCATCCGGCATCTAGGAGGCAGTCAATCCCCTCCCAGAACCACTTTGGACATTTCTCTAGGAACATCTCTGCGAAGTACACCGACTGGTCCGCCCCCAGGTTCCTGCTCATACATCCTCCTACTTGTCTAGATCCCCCCAGGACGGCCCGCATGCCCCGGCCCACTTGATGGGAACGAGGAATTCCGGAACTGCCCTAGCCATGATGTCTCCGGCCACCGACGTAAACTCATCAGCGGCTGATTCCTGTACCTCAAACAGCAACTCATCATGAATCTGCAGCAGAGGCCACACAGCGTCCCCGTAGAATCTGTCGCGGGTGTCTTGGATCTCGGCCATCTGTAGCTTGATGATGCCCTGCGCCCCCGACTGGATGCGATGGTTACAGGCCGCCCGCAGCGCCTCTTCTTTCACCCGCCTAACCACACACTTGACGGCGGGTAGGAGGCGGTGCCTCCCCCACATATCCCACACCATCCCCCACCTCAAGACGTCCGACTTCTGGCTCCCTTGGAACGACCTCACCTCCGGATACTGCCCGTACCACAGAGAGATCATGTCGGCGCACCGCTGTTCGGTCCACCCCCTCGCCCCGGATATCGTCATCTGAATCAGCAGGCCCTGGGGGGTGATCAGAAACATGACGCCAAATCCGACCCGCTTGGCAGGGTAGCGGTGTTCCATCTTGTCCAACTTCTCAGGAGGCAATCCGAACATACGTGAAGCCGTCTCCAAGTGGATATCTCCGCCCCTGGAGAACGTATCGATCATGGCCAGACAGGACGCCTCATGCGCCATGGTCCGCATCTCAATCTGGCTCAAATCCAGCACCAGCATCACCCGCCCCCTGGATGCCACAAATGCCTTCCTGATTCTTTTGCCAAGTTCACTCCGAGTGGGCTGCGCGGTCAGGTTGGGTCTACTCGAGCTAATGCGCCCGCTCACGATGCGGGTGATGCGCAGGGTGGTCCTTATACGCCCGTCTCTGCCGACCAAGGTGGGCAACACGTCACAGTAGCTCTCCTTGATCTTCTTCACCTCACCGTAGTCAAGAATCATAGGTATGCAGGGGTGCTCGGGGGAGATCGACTCCAGGTACTCGCGGGCCACCACGTACCTCTTCCCCATCGGCGTCTTCTTGGCGTGGTGACCCGGGCGTATCTTCAGCTTGTTGAACAATAGGTCCGCCACCTGGTCCGGACTGCCCATGTTCAAGTAGTACCCGGTCATGGATCTCATCTCCTCAGTGAGGCGTTCCATGTCCCGCTGTAGCTCCACGCTGAACTCGGCGAGGTAGCCGGTGTCCACAAGGATGCCCCGACGCTGCATCTCGAGCACCATCGGGACGCATCCCATATCCAGCTTTCTAACGTTGTCTGGGTCCGGGTGGGACACCATCCGCACCCCACCGAAGAGGGACTTGTTCATCTTCCCTTCCCGTTCCTGGTAGGAGGCGCGTAGTCCAGAGGCTTAAAGTCAATGGACATCTCTTCCGTCTTCATTTTTACGTTCATGCGCGTGGACCAATCCTGCACCTCCTCCCATATTTCAGGGTACATTAACAGCCAGTCCTTTGGGCCGAATGCCTGGGAATGGCCCTGGCAGATGCCCTCCCCCACCAAGAGGACCGGCAGGGGGGTGTTGCGCGTGGGGATGATTACCACCGGCCTAACCTGGGCGGCCATGATGCAATTTGGCACCATGCACTTTAGGAATCTGGGCATCACACTTCCTTCAAATCACCTATCTCCCGTGCAGTATTAATGAACTCGGCCATTTTTCCACTGAGCGCATTCTTCACCCTCATCCCCGCTACCGGGTCCTTTGCCGCGTACTCAAGCGCCTCCCGCTCCGGCACCAACTCAATGGACTTTGGCGGGAACAGGCCCGCCGTCGCCTGAACCATCAGCCGATCCTCATCCGTCCACCCCTCCCACCTCTTGGAGAAATCCACTGGACCTTTAGACAGGTCGGTGATAAGCCTGTCCAGTTTGGTGGACATGGACTGCGGTCTGTACAACTTCACCCCACCCTTCCCGTCAGGTACCTCCACCGGACCCAACTTCGGATAGGTGTACTTTGACGCTTCCAGCGCCCAATCCACCCGCTTGTCGTATACGTACGGATCCACTAGGTCATCGAACGACTTCATCCTCATCCCGCACAGACGGTACGCAAGCTGCTTCAGGCCCTGCGGCTGGTCCCCTAAGCTCCATGCATCCCACATTGTGTCATACATCCGGGACACCGGTATGTGGATGCCCAGTTCCTCGAATACGTCGTAGTCGTACATCAGATTGTGGACGCTGATCGCAGGTCCCCAGGTCGGGTCATCCCCACGGGGCAGCAGGTAACTCTTGAGTTTCAGCAGCGCCTTCCTGCATCTCCGGATGGATCTGATCACATACCCGGTCCTGTCATCGACGGCGAATTGGATGCTCCACGGGCCAGTGGGGGAGGACTCCGTGTCCAGGAATATGTCATCGAATACGCCCCCCGCCAGGGCCGCATCTACCTCGTCCGGATGCGTCAGGTTATTCCATTCAACCGGCCCTATCCTGTCCACCAACTCCGTCAGCTCCCCACGTAGGTACTTGCCCAGGTTTACAAATCCGTCTCTTATCTGTATAACCGAGTTGAAGTCGTACAGTTCACCGGAGGGGTGGTACATGGGGAATAGGGTGAGCATCCCGCCGAATAACTCCGAGTCCAACGGGAACCCATAGTGCGTCTCCAGATCTATCCTCGGATCCAATGAACACGCCATAGACCCCATCAGCACCACTACATCCGGGTTGACCTCGCGTAACTCCCTGGCGAGGTGGAATTGGGCACACGACTCAACCACCTCCCTCGGCGGGTCCTCGTTTTTGGGGTAGAAACACTTCATCGTGTTGGTCACGTATACGGAACTGCGGTCAAGGCCGATCATTGGCAACCAGTTCTCGTTTAACTCACGACCCGTGGTCCCGACGAACGACCTGCCACGGGCGTTCTCCTCCTTACCGGGCTTCTCTCCCACGAAGACGATGCCACACCTCTGAGGGCCGTCTCCTGGAACGACAGGGTTCGTCCCAGGGCAATTTGGGCAGCGTCGCCAGCACCCCATCTTACCGCACCGCCATGTCAAAGAGGTCTGTCAGGGTGTGGCGGGTCTGACCCAACGGTGCCTCCTCCCATCTTCCCCTTGAAGACGTTGACGGATTCGCTAAGACCCGCCCTAGATGCCTTGAATCCGCTCCTAGCTAGATGTATCGCCAGAGATGTACCTAGGAGGAATTCCCCCAGATACCCGAACGCGGCCTCGATCTTCCCCCAGAACCCCTCTTTCCCTAACAGAGACATCCCAAGGATTATTATGGAGATGACGACCATCTGCGTGGCCAGATCCATAAGTAGCTGCACATTTACCTCCCTTTTCACCACCGCCACTTCCGAGGTCAGGCGTCGTTCGGGATGTTATTTTACCAACCCGACTGTCTTCCAGAAGTCAATCCAGCGATCGTAGGCTTCGAGGCCCCGCGTGTCCCAGGCATCGCGGTTCGCCTGCGACATCGTTTCGCGTGCCATCCCAAGGTACTGGAACAGCGCCACCAGCGCCTGCTCTCCTGGTAGCGTGCCTGCCGCCGTGATCTTGAGTTCTTGCACGACTTTCAGTCCACCCTCTCCCACCACTGCGTGACCCCGCCCATGATGTTGCCTAGCCGATGCTTGAGATACCGGATGCCGTTGATCTCACGCACTGAGCGATTGAGAGTCGGTTCATTGAGATCAGGGCAGGCGAAGAGTTGGTTGCCGGTCCAGTAATCTGGCCCCATCGGATCACCAACCACTGGGGGCGGCGGTGGGGGCGGCGGTTGATCCGGCGTTGGCGGAACCTCGATGAAATCCGGCGTCTCGCCTGGCTTGTAGGGAGTACCAAAGTATCTCATGACGGCAAACAGCATCCAGTCGGGATCGTTCATCGCCGTATCCGCATTCGTGACCAGCGGACGCTTCTGCTCCGGCCTGCGCCACACGAGGACCATGATCTGCGATGGAGGCCTGCTCTCGGGCGCTGATTCCGGAGGGATCTCGCCCGGATAGGCAAGGATGTTGTAGGCAACTTCCGGCAGCGCTGGGATGCCGTGCGCAACCCACCAGTTTTCCACCAGTTTCCAGTCCTTTGATTCGGGGACCGGCGGATTCCAGATCGTGTACTCTATGCTTCTGTTTATTGCCATATCTTTCCCTTTCTGGCTTTCGCCGTGTGAAGTGCGCGGAGAATCCTGTCAGCCAAGACTTCCCCAATCCCGTCGATGCGCATCCAGTCTTCCCTGGATGCCCACGACATGTCGTCTACCGTATCGAACTCTTTCTCAACCAACTTCGACTTCTCCCACCCTATCCCCGGCAGTTCCTTCGCGAACAACCTGACGTAGGTAGGTTCGAACACCTCCACGTGACCGTCCTGGTGGAATGCCTGGTGCGCCGAGTGCCTGCTCCACTCCTTGTCATTCCACCATCGGTACAGGTGGAAGACCTGTAGGGCCGTCTCATACTCGGAGGATGACCTGAGCACCTTGATGGGCGTCATCAACTGGATGGTATTTAGGGCCTTGAACGATTCTGAATACATGAACCTACTTCCACCCAACTCCAAAGGGGACCACCCCGCCTTCGACCAAATCAGGAGCACCCCGTCCGGGGCGGGCTTGAACATACCCTCCACGACCAGGTATGCATACTCGAAATTGCGGATCAGGCCCGGTATCTGCACCGCCGACAGTCTACCCGTCCTGATGGAGTTAGCCAGATCCCCCACCCGCTTGCGTTCGATGCCCACGCCGCATTCTCCGTTAGGTCCCTTCCCAGTGAACCACATGTCCCCGGCATCCAGCGTCGTCACCTCACACGCCACCTTCATGGAGTCGAAGATGGGTTTTAGCTCGATGCTGCCCACCCTCCTGTCCAGGTAGATCACTCTCTCCCCTCCCCCCATTCCTCCTCTGCCCCATCATCGTCGTCGAGCACCCATCCAGGTGGCCACGTCAGCGGCGGGACGACCGACGCCACCGTCGCCGCGTGGCTGCCGCTTATTGAGTCGTGTATCCTCTTGTCAAGCATTAGGAGGTTACCCAGACAGTTGTGTGCTCTCTTATGATCCAGGTGATCTACGGTGAACCCCTGCGGCAGGTCCCCGTCCACCGAGTAGTAGCAGAATTCCTGACACGCCTCGAACATCACCTTCCTGTGCTCATACCAGTCGCGGAATGGCCCCCGCCGGGTGATGCGCACATATCCGTGCTGGCTCAGGCAGGTTCCCTTTCCCCTACCGGCGTTCCAGCGCCGCTTACCGCCAGTCTTCCTCGGTTGTATCATCGAACACCGCCATAGCCAGCGTGGTGAAATTACATTCCTCGCTCCTGGTGAATTTCATCCCGGACAGCGCCATGTCGTGCCTGGAATCCAAAATCTCCATCTCAAATTGCCCGGTACCCTTGTTGAAGTAATGCCGGACATTGGCCTGGATCATGTAGGTGGATTCGCCGAATCCGGACCGTATGTGATTGCCAGTCCTTTCCTCCTTCGTCTTCCCATCTCCGATGGCGATCCGCCTATATTCATCCTTAACCCGATGGGTCCACACCACGTTCTTGCCGGAGTCGTACGCCTGCCGGATCATATTCCGGTAAACTTGGTTGATCATCACGTACGCCCTTTTTATGTCCGCCGCCGGAGATAGCTGCCCAAATTCAGCCATCCGAAACAACTCCCAGATATCGCTGGCGGTGTCCCCAAGGATCGACTGAATGCCCTTCTCCTCCAGCACAGCCTGGTAGTCCTCCATGTAGCGCTTATACATGTCCAGGTATGTCGATTGCTTCGCCACGGCAGGCATCCGGTAGCTCTTGACGATGATTTCCTTCCTCCTGGCCCACTTCTCGACGACCCCTTCCAGGCCCTCGTCAAAGTTGAACACCGCCACCGGTTCTGGCATGCTCAGGCCGAATTCGGTCTTACCCGTCTTGGCCAGCCCGTCCGTGGCGGCCAGCATCCTCCTCCTCATGACCGTGGGTGCTGGCTCAAACCCCGCCTTCTTCATGGCCGCCGATATCATCGCCCCACCCCCTTCGACTTCGATTGGTAGGTGAACGCCCTTTCCACCATATGCCAGTTCTCCTTAAGTTCCAAATCAGTGAATTCGATCTGGTAAACACCGTAAAACCCACCCGTCCCATCGAATTTGTAGTCCCCGTTCACCCACCCCACGTGCAAGACGCCGAACCTAGTATCGAGAGCGTAACAGTAACCCTTCAGTTGCGCCATCCACATGAACTCCTCAAGCGCACCCCTGCTACTAGACTTCCACGTCAGCTTCACCTCGTGGACAACCGGTATGAGGACCTGTTTCCTCGACCTCCGGCGCAGCCTCCGGTGTTCCTCTACAAAAAATCTGGGCTGCGGGTCCTTTGAGTCTATCCAGCCCACCGCGTCGGGAGTCATTGGTATGTCGCCCACCTGCGTTTCCCCCGGATGCTCGTCCAACTCCTCCGTCCCCCACATGTCAAGGACAGCCCGCTCGAAGGCCAACCCGAGAAACATCTTGAATAGATCCGGCTCCGAGTCCCTATACTTCTGGTCGAGGACCCCTACCTGCAGGCTGATCTCGCGGATGATGTCAGAAAGATGGAGGCCCCCGGCGCGTTCCGAGGGGGACGCCGGGAGCCTCGTCGACACCACTGACGAACTGTGCACCTTCACGGATCTTACTTCGACGGTTGGATCTTCTTGCCGCCCCCCGCCAGGGTGAACCCCAGGGGTTCGAGCGTCTCTTCGAGTTTGTCGTCGTCACTGAACATGGCGACCACCTGGTCCCGGTCGTTCGGGGTGAGGGAAGCGTCCGCTTTCAGCGCCCGGAAAAGCTGGACCCTGGCCTGCGTGCGATCGATGCCCTTCTTGTTGTTGTCGAGGATGTCCCCGATGGCGCCGGAGAGCGTGAGCTCGATGTCGAATAGGTCCTCGCTCACCTCCCCCTTCTTCCCTTGGGTGGGGGCGCTCCTCATGTAACCCGCTTTCCCCCTCTTCTCCCACGGGAGTTTGATGATCTCCTTGACCACCGGGATGGTCCGCTCCCGTTCCTCCTGCCCCTCCCTGGTAACCAGGTTGGACTTCGGCAGGCCCGCGCGTTTGGGTTGCGGGATGTTGACGAGTTGGGCCTCGAGGCCGTCGAACACGCTCACATCGTTGTTATACTTGTCCTCCGGGAACCCGGCGTTCCCGATGAGGTTCTGGAGAAATAGGAAGAAGTTGGACCCCTTCCCTAGCGAGGAACTCGCGCCCCTCGCCACGATGCCCATGCCGTCTCCGGACGGTCCAAATTTGGCCGGATCTCCGATCGACCAGTGCTGCACGATTGCCCCACCAGCTTCGACCCCCTTCCCGTCGAGGGGGATCATGTCGGATCTGAACGCCAGCGTCGAACCCTGCAACTTTCCGTCGTAGTCCCACTCGACTATCTGAGACTCCGTGAACCTGTACGGCCCGTCGGGTAAGGCCCCGCCAGCGGTGAATTGATCGAGTTTGAAACTTACCAACTGTTCTTTCGCTGCCATTACGCTTGTCGTCTCCCTATTTGTAAAAGTGGCGGGCTTCCACCCGCTCCGTCATTGTACCACGGGCGTTGCCACCCTGTCAATGGGCTATGGCCGACGCCCATCGTCCTTTGTTTATAGGCGGGGGTTCTCATGTACCCCGCCTGACCCGCTCCGGTGGTGGTGGTATCCCCATCGAATCCCTGCTCTGGTAAAACCTCCAGAACCATTTGGGGGCTAGATCCCCGTGCTTTCTCACGAACCATGTCACATGGTCGTCAATGATAAACACTTCGCAGCGGTCATCCGAGGCCCGCATGCCTCGGGTTGACGCCTGCACCATCACCCGCATGGCGCGTTCCATCCCGTATTCTGGGTCCGCTTGCTGCCTAGCCTTAACCACCTCCGACCGGCTATCCGGGAAGGGAACTTTGCCGATGATCTGGTACTCACACTTCTCGAACGGAAAGTCATAGCCGGTCGTCACCGATGGGCTGACCAGCACGTGTGGCTTCTTGGACCACTTGAACTGATTGATCACCCCAGAGGTAAGCTCCCCCCGGCGGTTGTGCAACATAATATCGCTGTTGTCCGAGTGGGCCACCAGAAACGTCGTCCTAGCGTAGCTCCCCGCGTGGAAGATGGCATTTCTGTCTCGGCGCGGCTTGATGATCTGGTCGGACCGCATCAGCCAGGCGGCGTAATGGGCCTCAGTGGACCTGCTATCCATCTGCGCCGTAGGTATGTGCATCACCCGGAAATTCCTTGGGTCAAACTCCGACGGGTACTCGATGAACTTGAGCGCCCCGGAGGGTATGCCCACCATGTTAGCCGACTTCCTGGTCATGGTAGCCGACACCAGCAGCACCTTCGGCGTGCCTAAAAAAAGGACGCCCTCGGCATACCTCGCCACGTTTACCGGGTCGAGGGTGAATCCCCACTCCTGCCCCTCCGACACCCAGGCCCCTAGCGTGACCGCCCGCGCCTCCTTGACTTTACGGTACAGACTCCGGAGGTGGTAGTACTCCTTCACCCAGGATTGGCGGAGGTTGCCCGATTTACGCCCGTCGACGACCCTCTTAGCTGCCTCCAGCCCCAGACGCCTACACACCGGGAGTGCCCGCACCGCCCAAGCGGACCAGGCCAACATGTCCCCGGGGTTCTTAGGTACGTCCATGCCCAGGATGTCGTTGATCTCACGAAACGAGAGCTTGATTTGTTTGGCCCGGCCTACCTCCTCATCCATGTCGTGCGCCTCATCAAGCACGATCATGTCAAATTTCTGGCCGAATCCCTCGTACCTGTTGTTGTAGATCCAACACGGGTAGTTGGTGACAACGATGGGGGCAGTGGAGGCGGCGAATTTGGCTTTAGAGTGAGGACATTTGACGGTCCCCCTATTTTGGCAGCCTATGGCCGCCCCCTCCCCACACGTGTGATCTGAATTCCAGGAGCAACGGTAGTTATCCTTCCCCCGGATATCCACCGCCCCTACTTCGGCGAACTCTTCCATGATCTGGTCCTGCTGGCCCTTGCTCGGGGTGATGACGCAGGTCCTCAGACCAGATATGTGGGCGGCGGCTATGTAGGCTAGGGTCTTCCCGAGGCCCGGCGGCATCACCAGGGCGGTGAACCGGGACTCGCTGTCGAGGACCCGTGAGACGGCATCCCGCTGTGAGTCCCTCCAGGCGTCAAACTTCTCCGGGAGGCCCCATTCCGGAGGACTCCCCCGTATCATATGCGGCCGTTCCCGCCCCCGTTCTTCCCCCCACACCCGTTGGATTGATGCATCCTCCGGAGGATGGTGGTGCTGGCTAGGAGGTGAAAACGAACCAGCTTCGACTGCTCCACCAGCGATTCCTTCCCCTCCTGCTGCTTCTCAAATTCATCCATGTAGTTCAGCGCGTCCGCCAATTCCTCATAGGCGTGGTTGAGTGGATCTCCCTGAAAAACCGGCCCATACCTCCTCTGGCCGTCCTCAAATTTGATCTTCCTCGCTGTCACGATGGGCAGGTTGATTAACCCCGCCGGTGATCCCGTCGTCATCATTTGTCCTCTCATTGGATTTATTCATGGCAGCGTACACGTCATCGATGGTGATGCCGAGGTACGCCGCCAGTCTAGCCACCGCTTCCAAGCCGGGCTTCCGGTTCCCGCTGAATATCTTCGAGACGTGGGATTTGGACAGGCCGGTACCCCGCGCCACGTCTCCCAATGTAGCTTCGCCAAGAATCTCCCGCATAGTCACGGTGGGCAGTGCCCACTACCCCCCAACGGCCAGTGTACTACGGCCGTCGGCACCCTGTCAATGGTACCCGGCTAACGGCAGCCGGGTTCTTCCGCCTCCCTCCTCAGTACGCAGATCGTCTCCTGCCTGGTCAACCTGTTGTCCAGAGCAGCCACGATCTTCAGTATCTCGTCGTGATCCTTCCGAATTTCCCTTACCACCCTGTCATGCCTCTCCTGTATGTCCCCGATCAACGACTCCAGCCTCTTCAGATTCTCCCTAGTGATGGTGACGACCGCAATCGACGCGGCCAACATTATCACCAAATTAACCAGGGGGAGCCACGTAAGTATCTCCACTTTCATCACCTAATCCCCTCTGCCGCCTACCTCACCCAGGGCCTCACCCAGGGTAGCTGTGCCTTACCCCCATCCGGGTTGTGGTAGTGAGCGTAAATGGACGTAATCAACTGAGTTATGCCTATTCCCATCAGCACAGCGAATCTCACCTCACCGCTGGTGTTTGGGAGTACGAAGTTAAGGATCTGCAGACAGATGGCGAACACCTGAACCAGTACGTTCTCGTATACCTTCATTGGTAGCTCCTTTCGTTGGCCTTCACTCCACCCCAACCCGGCTGGCCAGAGGGACCCTCTTGAAGGCCATCTCTATGACACTCTGCGTGACTCTCACAACGTTTGAGCCGAGAGGGTACGCCACCTCGATTGCCTCTTGGGTTACCCGCACCTTCGCGCCCCCTTTTTTGTGAGAAATAACCTCCAATACATCCTGATAGAGTTTCATCCCGTCGCCTGCGCCCCCATTTCCATCGCACTGACTTCCGCCTTTGTGAAGTCAACCGCCGTGAACGGGCTGGTTCTCCACGTTTTGAGCAGATACGTTCCGCCCGCTGTCTGCTCACCGCCAAGCGAATCGACACCAGCGGATCGCAGCAGCGGCTTCAGCTTCGAGAGAACTGACGCATTCGAATACAGGCACACCTGGATTCCACGAATTTCATCATCGTCCGACGCGGGGTAGTCGTGGGATTCGTTCTGCCCGATGACCGTAGCCTCCAGGTACGTAGCGGTGCTCGGATTAGCTTCGTTAACGAGCACGTAGTGTGCTCCCGGCGTGCTCGGTGTGAAGTCGCTATAGAAGCCGTCCGCGTTGGCAAAGTATGATCGCACATGGGTGTCGCCCAGGAGTTCTCCGTCCGTCCACCAAACATCATCCACGGTTCCACCCAGCAGGTTCAGACGCGCAATTACCGGGTTGCTGTAGACAATCGGGCCGAGCGAGCCGAACAGGATCGTCAAGTCTCCGTTCAGCTTGGCCGTGTACGTCACCAGGTACTTGATCGGAGGTCCCGGATCGAACAGGGTGATCGAAGCGTACAACTCAACGAAGTACCACGATTTGGTGTTGAGTACGGCGCTTGACGGAGAACTGAGAAGACCTCCGGCGTGGACCACCAACCGGCCATCTCCATATTCCTGAAGCATCACGAGCGTCTCCCCGGCGGCGTTCTGGAAGCTGATCTTTTGTCCCGTTGGCGTGAGCACGTTCAGCTTCATTGCACGACCGGCTGCCGCGATGGTTCCACCCGGCGAGACGATGTAGCTAATGGTTGAGATGCTTGCCCCCGAACCGTGCCGCCCTGCCACCTGAAGGGTTGCCCCAGCATCTCCATTCCACTTCTTGGCAATGTTCGCCGTTACGCCGTAGTGGTCAAAGCTATCAGCGAAGTAGATCACAGCGTCCCCCTCAACACCTACGTGACCCTCTCTGATCCGCGTTGGATGGCGTCCAACTCCGAGGGAGTCCAATCCAGACCCGTGAATGGACTCTTCCTGAGTCCCTCTCTGTTGTATAGCCAACTGGCCTCACTGGGGTAGAACGACGGACCGACATGCTCAGCGCTAGATCCGTCAACCATGACGGAGCGTAAGGAAGCCGTTCCCACGTTGACCTTATCCACCAGATCCAATGTCTGAATGGCCCGGATGGTGTACTCGCCGGTTGGCTCATATCGATGCGTCTCCCTAAGGCCAGCTCCCGCCGCGAACAGGTACGTGGAGTCTCCATCGGGGACGCCATCATCCACCATAGCCCAGTGGCTGACTCCAACGTTGGGGGAGAATTCCAACCAGTCACCCTCGGACCTCGGCCTCTTCACCATCACCACCACGTCCCCAGGGAATTCGTCCTCCAGGATGCACACATCATCGAACCAACTCGAGACGCCGCCCCCCGATCCTGTCATGGTGAATATGTTGACCAACCCATCGAATCCACCTCCTATCGTCCTGGTGAAGTTACCCGCCAGTATCGTCGCCTCATTCACCTTGGCCTCATAAAATGTCTTGAAGGAATTTCCACCAAGGTTTTCGATGATGCATGCCAACTGCAGGCTATACCAGAGGCCGGGACTCAACACAAATTCGGAGGGGGGCGAGGTGGGGCCACCATACCCACATTGGACCTGAAACCTACCGTCCCCGACGTGCCTGAGGGCCAGGTGGTAATAGTCTGACATGCTACCCAATAGGATGGGCGCATTTGCAAATCCATAGGTCTTGTATGCTAGCCCGGCGTACACCTGGCTATACCCGATGGAAAGGGTCTTAGATGCGCTGCAGTTCAACCCACCAAAGCAGTTGCCAGTCCTACCGGGGACGATGCCTCCCGCAGAGGTTGTCCACTTCTCCGTCATGTCCCCCGAGGAGTAGTGGTCGAAACTGTCCAGGAATGGTAGGTACTCAAACATGCAGCCCTAACCTTATTTGTACAATATATTCAAGAGAACATCGTTGGTCGCAGGAGCACCCGTATCGGAATCCGATATCCCAGTCGTGGCCCCGATTCCGATGCCCGCCCCGAAGACGGCACCGATGGCCGCTAGGTCGAATGTCCGGTCCAGGCCAGCGGGTACCATGAGGGTCATGGCTGGCGTGTCGGTACCCACCGTGGGGGCGGTGGCCTTGTTGTACAGCTTTAGGTACCGGTTCCCCGCCGAGGTGTTGATGACGTGGAGGAAATACACCTGTCCGGCGCTGCCCTTAACGTTGACGCCGTTCTCGTCCACGTCTATGCTCCGGTAAACAACCGCCCCACCGGAAGACCGAGCCTCCAACCCCACCTGGCCGATGACGTTGCTGCCAGTAGACAGGACGATGCCGGTAAGCAAATCCTTCAGGCGGGCCAACAGCGTATTGGAGGCCGGGGAGGACGTTACCTCCCCGATCCGACTGGTGAAGTCGCTCCCAGCCAGCGGATCTATCCCGGCGCTGTCATCTCCCTTCCGAACAAATATCCTTTTGTATGGCTCGTGCTCTTCGCTGATGCCATCAACGTAGCTACGAGCCTTCTTAGCTACGCCGTTCCCATCTCTAAACCAGAACATCTCTCACCTCACAGTAGAACAGGGAATTGACCCCAATCCTTTGGGGGTTGACTGAATGATGTATTCTCTCCACTGTCGTCCTGGACCGACACCGGCGCATCCAACCTCAGCGACCCGGACGGTCCCGATGGCGGACCATATTCAATCGTCACAAACAAATTCCTAGCTAACCCGGACAGCACGTCAAGTCTAGTCAGGTAGCCCATCTTCATGGGGGTGTTGATTAGACCCCCGAAGAATTGCGCCCGAACAACACCATTCGGTATTGCCGGAGTTGATGAGGAGAAAATAGATGCCCAAGAGGACCCATCGGAAGACCATTTCACGTCAAACGATGTGCCGCTGCTGCTCTCCCAAGCTTTTTGGTTGGCCATCACCCTAATGAGCATACCATCCTGGCAGAAATGTACGTGGCTGGCTACGTCGTTGGCGGGGAGTTGGGCCATCCCCTCACCTATGTCGTAAAATATGAACCTGGACTGGCTAGGAGCGGACCCAGACGAGGACGTAGATACCCCCCTTCCGCCACCCCTCCCAGTTTCCGCCAGAGCCTTATAAAACTCCACCGAATCGGCCACTGGCCGGTACTCCACCATGGTTATCTCGACTCTTAGGAACGATTTGATGGGGCCTTCAGACACCAAGTCGTCAGCGTTGGTGGGCACGTCGGAGGCACTTACGCTGGTCACCAAGCCTTTTGTTAAAACCGGAGGGTTACTAATCTCCACGTTGATAACCACGCCCGGCCTGACGTCCTGCATCTGGGGCAGGTATGTGTCACATTCTATGGAGTATTCTACCGGGACGGTTCCCGCCGGTATCGGGGGGGTCCTGGCTATTTTGGCTGGTACATGCCCATCCAGGAATGCCTTCGCCCTATTGAATGCTCCGGTTGAGTCAACGTCGGGCTGGTCCCCTATCCACGTCTCGTATATACCCGAGTTGAACTCCAAGGAGGCCCTGGCCGCTATCTCCGCATCATCCATGGCAATCAGGACATTCGCCCCCAGGCGGTAAAATTTAACCACCAATTGGTCGGCTACGGTCAGGACGGGGACGGCGGGATCCTGGGTGATGATGTGAGATCCTTCTTCCCAGTAGAAGGACTTCCCCGTGTCCTTCTTCAGTACACCCATCGCCTGTTCCACGGAGTTAAGGAATATGGACACCACGTGGTCAACCGGGATTGGGTTGCCGACCCCATCCAACAACGGAAACGTAATGGCTGACCCATTCCCGGCGAATGGGTACGATTCCGGGACGAGGCTATCCCAGGATACCTCCACGTTTACTTTGTTGTAATAATCATCTACCGTTTCCCTGACCTCTGGCCCTCGGTAATTCCTCCCAGGCGGATTGATATGCAGGGTAGCCTCAGTGACTGCCTCTCTATCCTTGAACTGGATGAATCCATCCGGATCTACCCACCAGACGTAAGCTGACCTATTTGCCAGGTCGGTGAACACCTCCGCCACGGACATACCCCGATAGATAATCCTACCGAGATCAACCGCACTTGCCCCCGGATCGATGGTCCCCAGGTGTAGGTCCCCAGCGGAATACGCGGTCCACACCTCCGTGAATATCTGCCCCGCCGTTTTCCCTTCGTACACCACCGCCTTCACGTAACGGCTCTCCAGCCTTTGCTCCCAACTGGTGGCATCGATGTCCAGGATGATGTCGTCAGATGAGGCGGAGGCTCTGCGCATGCGCCTCTCTCTGACCTTCCCCCCGAATATCCTCACCCCATGGGTGAACGCCCCGATGGTATCCCCGACTTGTGCATCTGCCTTGCTTTGAAGTATGGAAAATGAGACGGACCCACGGTTCTCTATCGACGCCGACCAGGAGAATGTGCCATCCAGGTAGGGACAGTAAACGTCGCTTACGGTGACGTCGAAGCTAGCCACGTATGGTTCTCCTGCCCCGGACCCCGCGAAGCTTCATGATCCTGGCTCCCTCCCTGATCATACGCTCGGCGTCCTCAATGGACCCGGACGTACCGCCCCCAACGTTTATGGTGATGCTTCCGCCCATGGCCGCCGCCGTCGCCAGCGCGGGCTGTTGGGGCGCTATCAATCTATCCAGGCGGGTAATCATGTTCTGCATGAACTCGCCCACCCTGTTGTAGATGTTGTCTAACTTCTCCCCCAGATTCCCGTACGACTTGATGGTGTCCAGGCTGGCGTTAACGTAGCCGAGTTGCGCCACCGCCGCCCCCTCCCCACCGCCCGCTCCCGACGGTGAGAACGCCCCGCCCACCTTCGAGGAGATTAGATCTATCACCGTGTCCATCTTGTGGCTGATGTCAGCCAGATTTTTAAACGTGTACCCTGTGTATTCCCTAATGAATCCGATGCTGCGGGAGATCGAATTCTCACCTTCGACGGTAGCAATCTTTACGTAGCGGGTGCTCTCCTCAATAGCGTTGAGCGTCCCCTCTTGGCGGATGGAATATACAGCACTGATAACGTTGGCTACAGCGCTGACCACGCCGGTGACGATGCCGACCGCATCGCTGGCACCCATACCAGGCGTGCCAACTTTTGTACCTCCGGAGGGGGGGGACGGTGCCCC